GCCGGTTACGCCGTACCAAATGCGTGCGGCGTTTAACTTGCCGCCGCCCGCGCCTATGCCACCTGCTATGAATATGGGAACTACGCAGCCGGTTACGCCGGAACAAATGCGTGCGGCGCTTAATCTTCCGGCTCCTAATACTCAGACTCCTCACCTCTCTAAACCGCAGATGGATATGGGAACTACGCAGCCGGTTACGCCGGAACAAATGCGTGCGGCGCTTAATCTTCCGGCTCCTAATACTCAGACTCCTCCCGCCACCCCTACCGCCGCCCCTACCGGTGTTCGCTCCGCTGCTCCTCGCGCCGCTCCGCGTCCTGTCGCTGGTGGCTTGGGTGCTATCGCGCCGACCGCTCCTACTGCTCCAGCAGCGCCGGAAAGCGCCCCGGCTAACACGCTAGAGGATAGCGTTAACTTGTATAAGAAGCTGGTAGGGGCGGATGAAGGCTCCCCGGCACGGGATAAGCTGCGCCAATCGCTGGCTGATATCATGTCCCCTGATGCGGAGGGCAAGGCTAAGGATGACGCTAAGTGGATGGCGCTGGCTCAGATCGGCGCTAGCCTAGCGGCTTCGAAGTCTCCCTACTTCTTGCAGGCGGCGGGTGAAGCCATGCAGGGGGCCATTCCGGGTGTCGCTGCGGCGCGTAAAGAGCGCAAGGATGAAGTCCGCCAAGCTCTGGCGGCTCAGGCCGACCTCGAAAACATGGATCGTGCCGAGAAGCGTGACTATGTGAAAGCTGGTATGGATTACCATAACCAAGCTGAACAGCTGCGTATGGAAGGCGATAAGCTTAAGCTTCAGGGTAAAATCGCTGAAGCCGAAGAGAAGTACCGTATGGCGTCTCTAGCGCAGCAGTATGCTCTGGGTATGGCTGGTATCGAAGTGCAACGGGAAGCGGCTAGGAGGCCGAGTTCGTTCATGGAGATGCTTAACGCGTACAAGACGGATAAACCCGCTACCGAAGCTATTCTTGGGCTTCAACACCCCGGTCGTTCTGGTACAGGTACGAGTGCCGAAGAAGTAGCAAACCGTCTGCGTGGACCCAAAGTTGCAGGCGGGCGGATCATTAGCGTTACGCCTGCGGAATAATTACAGCTAGGCTAGCCCAATGGGTATGATGCGTTATGTCTACGAGTATAATGGTATGCGATATACCATTGAGGCTCCTGAAAACTCTACAGCGGAAGACCTTGCCGCTATTGTAGAGGGTAATAACGCTACCCCTAAAAAGGATGCGGGGTTCCTCGGCTCGTTTATGGACTCCGCTAAAACGTTGGGTCTTAGCGATGAAGCCACTGCGTTCGCAGCTAACCCAAACGAACAAACTCGTAAGGCGTTTCTGGATGCTGCGGAGTCTAAGTATAGCAAAACCGATTTCGGCAAAGGCAAAGACTGGGAAGCATTCAAAGAGCTTGCCGGTAGCAGCTTAGGTGCTCTCGTTGCGCCGGTTGCGGTGGGCGCTGGTGCTTCTGCGCTTACGACCCCTGTTGGTGGTTTGGCTGCGGCGAGCGCCACGTCGGGTACGCAATACACCATTCAGAACCTGCTGCGGCAAGCACAGGAACAGCAGAATGCCGTGCAAGCCTGGGAAGAACTGAAGCCGGTTTCGGTCGGTAAGGCGGTGATTGCCGCCGGAGGTCAAACGGCGCTTGATCTAGCGGCGGGTCCGGTATTTAGCAAAATTGCTAAAACGTTTCCGTTTATGCGCCCCCTGTTGGCGGAAGCAGGCGGGAAAGCGGCGGCACGTGCTGGTGAAGTGCTGGCGGATGCGGCAAAGAAAGGCACGATTACCTTTGCCAAGGGCGTCGCCAAGGGTGTCGGCAAAGGTGTCGCCTTTGAGGTCCCGCAGGAAATCGCTCAGCAAGCACTGGAACGTTGGCAAGCTGGCCTTGGGTTGGCGGATGATGATGCGCTAAGCGAGTACAAACAAGCGGCCATCGGGGCGGCGATCCTTGGTGGTGGCTTCGGCGCAATCGAAGGTGCTATCCCGGAAACGCGGGCGGAAGCCGCCACAAAAGAAGAGCCGAGTGCTCCTAAGTTCGACCGTAAGTCGTTTAGCGAACGTCTCCGTGCGCCCTTGGCGGATATAGTGGTTGTACCGGGGGCTGCTCGACATATCGACGCTGTGCAGCGTAAGCTGGAAAATGATGTACGCTTGAACACGCCGGAGAGTTTGGCTTCTTCCGAAGCCTACCTTCGTGCTGTTGAGGACAACATCGACGCGGGGAAGTACCCTGATAATGAGATCACGCCCTTAGAAGCTGTGGTCAAGCAAGCGCGCACCATTCTAAATGAGCGCCGCGAGCAGTCTGCGGCGGGAGAAACGGCAAATGGAAAGCCGACTGAACAGGTTTCAGAACCTGATGGCGGAACTGGACTGGCTGTCGCTGGACGAGATGCAAGCGGCGTTTCTGCACCTGTGGGACCCGGACCTGCCGAGCCCGCAGCAGGAAGTGCTGGAGCAGATATCAACGCGGGAGTGGAAACTACTGGAGCTGCTCCTGTCGTCTCTGATGTTGGAGAAGGAACACAGCCGCGTCCACTGACGATTAAGGCTACCAAAGAGCAGCGATATGCGGCGCTAAATGAAGCGGGCAACCGGTATCCGCTGGACTCTAAGGAACACGATGCTTTCTACCGTGGCGCTATCAACGCTCCTCCGGATGAGTATTTTAATTCTCTAGCCACTAAGCAAGAGGTAGCAGCTTATCAGGAAGGGTTGAACTATGCAGGAGAGCAAGCGCCGCCGGTTAATGCTGCGCCGGAAATCTCTGCGCCTGCTGTAGAACCTGCTGCGCCCGTTGAACCGGTAACGCCCACTGAAAAAGCCAAGGTGGCTGAAGAGGCTGCACCGCCTACGCCGCCTCCGCCTCCGCCTGCTAGCGGTCCAGGACTGCGTAATCCTGCGAACCCCGAGAAGCCGCTTTCTGTGCCGGAGTTTAAGGCGGCGCTTGAACTTGAGCGTAAGTTTTCAGACGAGTTCGCAGACGCTGAAGAACTCACCAAATACTTTGGTGACTTGCAAGATGAGACGGGTTCAGTCCCTGAGCAGTACAATCTTGGCCATGGTTTTGAACTTCACAAAACTACTAAGAGTGGCTTGCAGCGGGAGATCGAACGTAAGTTTGAACGACCCCTAATTAACAAGATAGCGGAAGCTAAAGTCCCGTTGAGTGACGTGGCTACCTATTTGCTGTCGCGTGCCGCGCCGGATCGTAACCGCATGGTCCGAGCACAAAACGCTGCGTTCCCCGAGGGGGGTTCGGGTATCCTTGACGCAGAAGCCGCCGAGAATATGGCGGAACTGAAGGCGCGTGGACTTCTCCCGAAGCTGGAAGAGATAGCCGCGTTCCACGACAAGCTCGTCAATTATATGCTCGACCTACAGGTCAAAAATAACCTGCTCTCTGAGGAGCAAGCTAAAGCTCTTCGAGAAGAGCAGCCGTACTATACGCCGTTCAAGGGCTTCGCTTTGGATGGTGACTTCCTTACGGCAGACCCACGAGATGACGCTCACTCTCCGGCCCGACGCGCCGCCATAACCAGTGCAGGTCGTGGTATCCGCACGAAAGAGTTTTTCTCTGCGATGGGTCGCAAATCGCTGCCCTTCCACCCGCTGTTCAACCTTCTGACAGACGCCGAAGCTCTCGCGCGTCGCGTCGAGATGAACAAGCTATATGTAACCCTGCTGGATATGGCGAAAGCCAATCCTCAGTTTGGGTCGGAAGTTATCGCTAACGTCTACACAGACAATAACCCGCGTCGGAAAACTATTCCGAGTGCGACGAACCCGGCTGGCAAGCAAATCCAAGTACCGATGTCGCAGCAAGTACGTGAGAAAGATTCACGTCTGCACGTAGCTAAGCTTAACGGGCAAAACCAATACATTGAGTTTCGGTCGGATACTGACGCGGGTATCGCGGCGGAACGGTTGTTTTCTAACCTGACGCCTAAAGAAATGAGCGAGACGATGCGTAACGTGACGCGCATCAACAACGCGCTCAAAGGGCTGCTCACCTACCGCAATCCGCTCTATCTGACCATTGTGGCTCCGGCCCGCGATATTTCTGACGCTGTGGCTACGGCGCTGCATAACCAGAATGTCAAAGGCTCGCCTCTCTTCAAGAAGGGCATTGCGCTCAAGGTCGCCAAGTACTCGCTCGACCCCACCATGTGGCGTACGGTTACGCGCTGGATCATGGGGCGTGAGCCGGTGAAGGGCCAAGAAGAACTGATGGCGCTTCTGGATAAGATGATTATGGATGGGGGTGCCCCCATGCAGGTCCCGTTCAAGAACGCAGAGGAAAAAGCTAACGCAGCGGTCGAAGAGCTTAAACGGCTGGAGGGCGTTGAGCGTGGCGACTCTGTTGCTATCACTAAGCAAGCCGCGCACACCTTCGGTAAGTTTTTCGACCACTGGGCGGAAATCAACGACATCGTGCCGCGTTTCGCCACTTACCGCGCGGCGACTGAAGCAAACCTTACCGGAAGGCAAGCGGCGTCTTTGTCGCTGGATTCTTCACTGAACCTGACGCGTCGGGGTGAGTATGCTCGGTTGATGGACAACCTCATTCCGTTCTTTAGCGCGGGCGTTGAGGGAAGCCGTAAAGTTGTGCGGATCGCTACTAACCCACGGTCGGTCGCCAAGGTGATTGGCGGCATGGTGGCGCTTGGTATCGCGGAGTCTTTAGCTAACGCTACGTTCGGCGGCGATGACGACGATGACGGCGTCCCGGACTACCTTACTGTTGACCGTAATAAGCGTATGTCGCGCTTGGTCGTCTCCTACGGTGGCGGTGATAAAAACGTGTCTCTGCCGATTGGGCAGATGCTGGGCTACTTCAAATACATCGGCAACAAAATCGCCGACACATGGATGGGCGTATCCAGCGGGGAAGGCGCGGCCATGGCTATACAAGACGCCAGCTTCGACGTCGCCGCTGGGGTAGTCAGCCTCATGTCTCCGGCCCGTATCCAAGGTGGTGACCTTCAATCGACTCTGGCCTCCCTTACCCCCCTGATCGGTAAGCCGGTGGTGGACGTTGTGCGGAATAAAAACTTCTTCGGTACGCCGATCTACACGCAACGACGCGAAGGCATGGGTCCGAGGTCGGAACTGGGCCAAGCGGCAACGGCGGACTTTTGGAAGGGTATCGCCACGTCTATCAACCAACTTACGGGTGGCAGCCCGGCTACGAGCGGGTACGTGGATATTCAGCCGGAAGTTTATGAGTATCTTATTAATACGTATCTTGGTGGAGCTGCACGACTTGTTAAGCAGGTGGGGAGTTTTGCCGAAGAACCCACGACCAAAAACGCTCCCGTCCTTCAGGGGTTCTTAGGCATCGGCTTCGACTATGCCCCACAAAACAGGTTCCGCAAGAACACCAAAGTGATCGCTGACGTGCTGGGGCGCGGAGAGAAATTGTCTGACGCGCAGCTGGTCAAGCTCCAAGCCAGCAACCCCGTGGCGTTGGACCCGGACATTGTGGACGCGTATATCGAAGTCGACAGAAGCATTGACCGGCTCTATCGGGAACGTGCTGTGGTTATGAAGGAAGCCAAGGACTCCGGGGAACGCAAACTGTTCAACGACTATTACCTCGGTGAAATGAACAAGCTGTGGTCTGCGTTTAACTACACGTACGAGAAGCGCCGCGTGGAACAGAGCCAATAAAAAAGCCCCCCGCTGACTGAGTCGGCGGAGGGCTAGGGGGGCTTACCGGAAGGAGCAAACTTCCAGTAACTGTTATATCAGAGCCTCCAAACGCGTAAACCCCGTATCCCATCAACAAGCACCACCTTAGTCAAAACTTTGATCTGTAGGCGGTTAGTCACCGTAAGCAGCTGCTCTCTAGCCCGCAAAGGGTCGAGGCACGGGAAAAACAGCGAAGTCCCCCGCTTAAACTTGCGCCAGTCTATCTCGTAGGTGACGCCCTCAACCTGCATCTTCCGTGGCTTCCACCTTCACGTACTCGTTGGCGTTGATGAAGTCGTCGTCCAGTTTGAAGTGCAGGCAGTGCACCGGATCGCCAACGACCTGCATCCCTTTGGACAGGCGCTTAGTGCCACGAGTGACGAGCCGCCCTTTCTCCTCCAGCCGCCGTAGCGTGTCGTTGTAGTTGATCTGGTATTTGACGCAGTACTCCTTGAACGCACGGGAGACGATGAACATCATCTTGGTATCAGGCTCGACCCGTATAAGCAGTTCGCCTTTCGGCTCCCGCTTGGGCAGTGCAGCCATGTTGGTGCGTCGGTCAGCCATATCGTCGACGACAAGGATGTTCTGGATATGACGATATAGGTAGTCGCCTATCACCTGCTCTACGTCGTTCAGAGGTGCATCGGTATTAGTCCGAAGGCGCTCAATGCACCCGCAGGCCCAAAGGTAGATGGCGTCAATGTCCCAGTCTATCAGCCCGCAGTGGCGTGCGATCATGCCGCCGACGATGTTGCTAGCGACAGTGGCGGACCAGAACCGCTCCTTGGGATACAGACCCAACTCCCGATCCACCTTGGCCTGCATACGCTGACAAAGGTTGGAGACTTGCTCGGCATTCGAGAGCACGTAGCGCAGGAAGATCGGCCCAGCGTGGCCGTAGTTGTTGAACAGAACCGTATCAAACATGTTCTTAGCATCAGCGGTGCTGACGGACTCGACCAACCCAACCGGGTACTCAATGAGCCGCATAAGCTCGCCTTCCGGGTGGTTCTTGAGAACTGACAGCTTCTCCGCAAACGATGAGTTCGCCGTGGACACCGTGATGGTTTGCCACGTGGTATTGTTTTCCCGAAGCTCATTGCTCCCGGCGAGCATCCGCTCTTTGCCTTTGCCGTTCGACAGCGCGTAGAGCAGGTCCGAGTATTGCTCCGGGGTAGCGTTGGTCAGCTCATCCATCGTAGCCGGTAGGTTATTAAGGATACCAACCCACTGAAGTTTGCCGTTGATCGTGTCGATTTCTTTGAGCCGCAAATCCTTTGGGTGTCCGTAGACGCTGTTGACCATGTTGAGCACTGTGGTTTTGCCGGTGCCCGAACGCGGGTTGAACATGTTGATGACCGCGCCTGTCTGGTTCAAGAACCGCAAGAGCGGCGAGCCGAAGGCGCTAAGAGCGGCGAACGCGTGGGCTTCCATGCCCGGTTTGCCATACAACGCCCAGACTTCTTTCCACTTTTCCAATGACCCGACAGGGCCAATGAACTTCGCCAGCTTCTGTGTGGTCTTAGACGGCGGAGAGTAGACGTTACCGTCCGCAGTAATCTCTTGGTCACCCAAAACAAACCGGCTGTAGTTATCAGCCCATCCGAACTGTTGACGCATGACTTCGGCCTTCTCTTTATCTTGTAAGTTGTTTGCGGACATGGACACGTACTCAAGAAGTAGGTCGAACTTCTTGCCAATGCAGTAGACGCCTTTAGAGGACAGCGCCTTTCTGAGTTCGTCTCTTTGTCCAAGCTTCGACGAAGGTATGGTGAACTCGCGCAGCCCATCTTGCGGGAGCCACAGGTGGAGCAGGACGACCTCTTCGTGGTTGTCGTCCATGCGCTTGACTACATACAGGTCACGCTCATAGACCAGTACGGGTTCGGCTTCCTCGTTGGGCGGCGGTGCACGCCAGACGCCGCCACCTTCACCCCGGAAATATGGCCGTGGGAAAGGAGGGATGGCGCGGCCCGCGATGATAACCGAGCCGTCTTCGTCTTTGCTTTGGTCTTCTCGTACCTCAACGCCAAGCTGCTTGGGGCCAAGTATGCGCCCATTATGCGGACACCCGGCACATAGCTCTGGGTTTGTGCTACGGAACTTAGCGCAGCTCGTAGCCATTTTGATCGTGGCGACTTTGCGGTCGACGCCTTCTGGATCGTAACCCGGATGTCCTTTGGACAGCTTATGGACCGCCTTTTCGGCGTCGTCGCACATCGCCGCAACCGATAGCGCGTAGAACCACTCGTAGTAACCGATTGTCGCCCGGTTGACGTAGGCGTTAAGGATTTGGTTGCAGCCAGTTCCAGCGATGGACCGCCGCATGATCCGGTCGAAGCTATAGCCGGTGCTGCGCTTGCGGGCTTCTTCCCGCGCGCTTTGCTCCCACTCGACGTTGAGCCCGTGGGCTTTTTTGTCCTCGACACCGAGGATTTCCCGCAGTTCGTGTACGGGCGTGGTTTCCCCTACGTATATGATCTCGACGGGGACAGGTGTTTCACGCTTGAAATTAAACGTGCCGGGCACCCGCAGGATGCGGGCGACTTCGAAAACCTTGCTATCAACGTAAAAGTCTTGCTTCTGACAAAGCTCACGGAGCCTGTCAGCGATGGGTTCCCACTCAGCGCGGGTAAGTTCTTCTTCGGTAGGCCAGTAGGCGTGAATGCCATAGCCAGAACTGACGAGCGTGGGGCGCGGCAGTCCTACTGTTCTACAGAACTTCTTAAGAGCACGCAGTCCAGCATCCTGATCGACATAACCATCGGGCTTCCCCGTCGCTGGGTTGGGTTCAGCTTTGGTTGGCCCGCAGTCTATGTCTAACCAGAAACATTTCAGCCCTTTGACGTTGGCTTTCGTACGACCGTCTCCGGATGCGTACTTCGCCACGCCATAGAAAACGTTACGGTGTTCGTCTACATAACGCTCAATCAGCCTGTCGGCTTCTTCGCGCGAGGAGACAAGCGCCTGCTGGACGTCGCGTTCGCCCTTGATACCCACAATGGCAAACCAGCCTTCGGCTGGCTGCACTAGGTCCAAAAGATCGACGTCGGTCATGAAATAGCTCGCCGCTACGAGACGTGCTCGCCGGTTAAAAGAACAGGAGGACTAGACGAACTTAGCGGTTTTTGAGCGCGTCGATGTACGCGTTGACCGCGTCAAACAGGTCTTTGTGGGGGTTAGACTCCCCACAGAACCAGCTATAGATCGTAGTACGCGTTACCCCCAAGGCGGCTGCCGCTTCGATCACAGACACGTCTTTTTCCAAGCAGGCGCGTCCAAGTTGGACGCCGAGGTTATCGGCGTCCGCGTTGAGGATAGTATTGGCAAACCGGAGACTATATCCACGAGACATGGCTAGAATGGCACCTCATCACCGTCGTCGGCTTCCCACGTATCCATCACCGAATTGATCTTCGGCTTGGAGGCGGGAGCAACCTCCCGCTTGGGGGCGCTACGCTTCGACTGCATGACTTCCGGCTCACCGGCATCGTCATCGTCGTCAAACACGTTCTTCGGCTTAGTACTGGCCTTCGGCGCAGGTTCCGGTTCCACGTGACGAGCCGCCTTGGGGGCAGCCTTCTCCTCCGCCGTGGCAGACGGGCGGTTGCTAGGCGTAGCAATCAGGGTGTAACGCGCCGTATCGGGATCAGCCGCAGCGACATCCACAAGATCAGACTCTTCTTGGGTCAGGTGGCGCAGCGCGCGGAACTTGAGGGTCAAGCTGTCGGCGTCGGTGTCGTACATGACCTTAGTCACCACGGAGTCCGGACCTTCGCCGTTGGCCTTGAGGTAACGGCAGTAAGCTTCGTAGGGGAAGTCGTTGCCGACCGGCTCACCAAACAGCGACTTGCCGGGCACTCCCAGTTGGTAAACTTCGCCGCTCGGATCACCCTCAACCATAACTGCGAGGTGGCGGCGGTATCGGCACGCCTTACCTTTACCGCGTGCGCCGGAACCAACGACATTCATCGGGCAGCTCTTGCACGAAGAAGCCTGCTTGTTAGGGGCACTCTCATCCGGCATGCGCCCGTCATTGGACCAGCAGTCAGGAGCCTTAGCCTGTGCATCTTTGTCATAGGCTTCAGCGTAGTAGCTGCGCCCCACCTCGGCAGACTGGTCCACGACGATGACGTTCAGTTGGTGCGGCACGGCGCGGCCAATCTGCTCACCGCCAACAATACGCTTGAAGGTGCCGTTGGTGTTGGTCTGGATGCGCCGCAGGCTGGCGCCCGTGACGATTTTCTCCGCCAACCGCGACTTGCGGCGGATGGTCGGCAGGTTGCTGTTATCTTCGAAAAGAACGAGGTCGCTCATGTTTTTCCCTAGCGATTAGTTGGTTTGCGAACAGTGATGACGTACGTGTTGTCTACTTGAAGCCCTATCGGATGAACGTCAGGGTTCTCCTCAAGGAATTGCTTCATATTGCTTTCGTGGATGCGCTGCTGAAGCAGGTAGGGCGCATCGTTCTCTTTGATGAACTGGTACATGTTGTCCCAGTCGGTGGTCCAGTAGCGTGACTTCATCCTCCGAGTGACGGTGCCTTCCGGCGTGCGGAGGCTGTCTAGGTTCTGTTCGTTGCAGATAGCCAGAAGCTGTTCGGACACTACGTCAAGATCGGACTTAAGCCGTGCGATCTCTTCCTTGTGGGCAGCTTCTTTCTCGTTGATGACGCCGCGAATGCGGCGATAGATAGCGACCAGCCGGTCGGCTGGCAGGTTATCGGTTGTCATGTTTGCTCCTTCTTAGCCCGCAACCAGCCTAGCCTAACATTATACAGTGTCAAGCTCTTGTCGGTACAGGTCGATAATTTTTTGGTGGTTGTCGATGTTGCCGCGTAGCATGGCGTACAGGCGCTCCTCCACTTGGCTACCCTTAATGTGAACGATGGTCATGGCATTCTTCTGCCCCGGCCTGTCGATGCGCGCGTTGGCTTGGAGGTAGGTTTCCACGCTCGTAACCGGCGCGTACCAAATAATTGTATCGGCGGCGGTAAGAGTTAGACCGTGGCTGGCAGCTTGCGGCTGAATAAGAAGCACGCGCGGGTTTTCTTTATTCTGGAACCTGTCGACGATATCGGTGCGTTTATTAGGAGAGACGCTACCGTTAATGACTTCGCACGGGATTCCTTCTTTCTCCATACGAGCCCGCAGTAGCTCTATAGTGTGGGTGAACGGCACAAAGATAAGAACCTTGTTGTTCGTCTCTTCGATAACTTCAAGCACCACATTGATGCGGTTGGAGACGTCAAACTCCAAGGCTTGTCCGCTGTCGGTGTAGACTACGCCGCTAGCGATTTGCAGGAGCTTGTTCATTTTAGTCGCCGCGTTGACGGCGCTTACTTCTTCCCCGGCAGCTTCGAGCAGCATCTGCGTCTTAAGCTGCATGTAGTACTTTTTCTGTTGTGGCGTCAGCGGCGCATCCCGCTCGACGTGGGTGACCGGAGGCAGGTCCAGACAGTCTTTTTTCTCAAACCGGATCGCCGGTTGGAGCAGCCTATGAACTATGGCGTGAGCAGCTGGCTTAGGCACCCACTTAAACTGTGTCACCTTAGCCATAACTTGATCGCGGAACTGGCCGTAGAAACGCGGGCAACTCTCGACCCCCATAAGTTTCGCTAGGCCGTAGGCATCCACTGGCGACTGAGCGGCGGGCGTCCCAGTCAGCATCCAGAGGTGAGGGTCTGTTTCCTTGACGATGCGGTTAAGGATTTTCCAGCGGTTGGTCTGTGCATTCTTATAGGCGTTAGCCTCGTCCACGACGATTAGGTCAAACCCACCAGCGGCGATGGCATCCTGCACCGTGGCTACACCGTCGAAGTTAATGATAACGAACTCAGACCCAGCGTTGATGATCTTCTCGCGCTGCGGAGCCGTCCCGTGCGCCACGCTGCATGAGCGGTGCATAGCGAACTTAAACAGGTCTTGTTGCCAAGCCGACTTCATAATCGACAAGGGACAAAGAACCAGAACGCGCCGAACCAGCCCCTTCTTCATGAGGTAGTCCGCAGCCCAGATAACGCTGGCAGTCTTACCGGTTCCGGCCTCGCTGAAACAGAACGCGCGCCTGTGCACGGACAGGAAAGAGGACGTGGTCTTCTGGTGTTCAAACGGCGCTAGCTTGCTCGTCCACTCATACTCCCGCAGCAACGGAGACGGTGTGTCGGCAAACCCCATGCTGGCAAGCTGGCGAGCTTCGTTCAGCCCCCAATGCACCAGAACGCCGTCTTCAGTCTCGGCGCTTTTGAGTATGTTGTTTGTGATAAGCCCCGGCTCTGCGGTAGGAACCAGCAAAGCTCTGTTGTCGATGATATCCACGTTTGCTCCTACTTTTTCTTTTTGCGCTCCCGCGTGCTCGTTTCCGAAACGAGGTTGCGCTTGCTGTCGCGCTTGAACGAACGATTGACTGATTTGCTTTCGACCCGCAAGCCGTCGCCGTTGGAGCCACCCTTGTCCAACGCCTTGACGTGAGCCACGTCCTTGCCGTCGCCCTTATGGACCTTCCCCGCCTTCATCATCTTGGCGCGAGCAGCGTTACGCATATCGCGTTTCTTAATCTGGTCCGGGCGTCCTTGGTATAGGTCGTACTCACGGCGGTAGTTACGATCCGCTTTGTTCTTGTAAGACATCAGTTCCTCCTAGGCGGCAGTCACATGGGCCGGGTAGATATGCTGGAGCGTTATGTACCGAAGCGTTGACCGCTTAAAAATTTAGCTTTTCCAGCCACCAGCGTTTCTCCCGTTATGTTCGCAACTTATAACAGGACAATGTTTTTTACATAACCCCGAGCTTTTAGCGTTCCAAACACCGCTCTCATGGGCGGCATCTAGGCGGTCCAGTTGCGGGCTAAACACCGACAACGGGTCGCCGTCGCCACGGCGGTAATCTTTCTTGGGGAACTCGTCACTCACCACGTAGATGAGCCCGGCCTTGATGGTTTTGACTTCGGGGAAGTGGGCGAACACCGCCCCAGCCATAAGGTCCAGCTGCTTAGTGTCGGCGTACCTAGCGTTCTTGCCCGTCTTATAGTCGATCAAGTGCGCCTTGGGGCCGTTCACAATCAACAGGTCGATAATACCCCTGTACCAAACTTCCTTATCGAAGAAGTCGCAGGGGGTGTACCCGTCCTCGGTGCGCTTAACACCAAGCTTCATTTCGCAGTACTTGTCGCCGGGAAAGGCAGCAAGTCTTTCTACGACGGGCCTGATGTAAGCATACTTTTCGGGGACGGGTACTCCATCTCGTACAAATGCTTCCGCAGCCGCATGGACTTCAGTCCCATAAACGGCTTCTGGTCCCGGAGTATCTTCGACATCCTTAACCACCTTCAGGTGGAAGTACTTCTTAGGGCACTGGTCGAACGTCTTGATGCTGCTGTAGGACCACGCGGGCATTAGTCTTGGCTCTGCATCTCAATGAGTTTGTTCAGGTAGCTACGGGCGAGCGTTAGGGCGCCCTCCGAGCCATCGTAGTTGGCGACGCAGTCTAGAACGCCTCCACGCAGGAAGCCAGTAAACTCCTCGCGGGTCATGAACTGTGAATACGCCCGCCAGTTTTCTGGTTCGTCATCTGCTTTTAGTCCCAAAGGTTCGGCCTCTTGAGCCACCACCTTCTTCGCCCTGCCGACCTTGCCGGTCTTAGCCTTGGACTTTTTGTATTTTTTGATCGGGATACCCAAGGCTTCCTTGCGGTAGTTATAGATGTTGCCATAACCTACGCCGAACATGCGTGCGACTTCGGCGGGCGAGGCGTCGGGGTTGACCATGAAATATTCAATTGCTTCAGACTTCTTAGACATTTGCTCTCTTCCTTACTTAAGATTGCCACCACTCTTGAGGATGTTACCGCTGTACGTGTAGGTGCCCACGTGAGACAGCGGGATGAACGGATGGGCGTAAATCTTCCCTCCGTGTTTGCGCCAGAGCTCACAGAAATGGAAATCCTCTGACAGCAACGCTCCGCTTGCGTCGATGCTAGTAGCAAAGAACTCATGCGTAAGCGGTTTGATGTACTCGCCGGTATTCGGGTCTTTGAAAGACGACGTGCGGTAGGTCGGCACGTGAGGGGCCAGCTCTTCAAACACATGGCGCTTGATGAGCATGAAGCCCGTGCCGCCGTGGCGCACTTCGATGAAGCCTTCGGCGTCCGTCTCTTGGTGGCTATTGCCAACCATGTTGAAAACGAAAGCACCAGCGTGCTCTTCTAGGTCCGTCTTGCCAGCGGCGGCAGCGCGCTTGACGCTGTCCCAGTTAACTTCCTTCTTCGGGTAGATACCGCAGGCGATATCACGGTCGCCAGCCATCAGCTGCGCCACTGCCTTCCCGTCGAAGCAGATGTCTGCGTCAATGAACATCAGGTAGTCCTTGCCCGACTCTAGGAAGATACGGGTAAGCTCGTTGCGGGCGCGGGTAATCAGGCTCTCGTTGGTCATCTGGCACCACAGAACCTCCACACCCAGTTCACGCATGGTTTGCACGGTGAAAAGCAAGCCTTGCACATAAGGTCCTGTGCACATGCCGCCGTACATGGGGGTAGCGATCATCAGCGTCGGTCGCCGCTGTTCGTCTTGAGCCACTGGTTTCACTTTCACTTCGTCAGAAGGGGACGTCATATATTTCTCCGTTGCGTACCTTCGTCTTAGTGGCTGCCAGTGCGGCTTCCATCGCGCGCGTGTCTTGACCGGTCCAAGCGGCTTCTTCCACCTGAGCCCGTAGAGCCTTCGCCTTATCTGCTAGCGTCGGCCAAGTGCGGGGGTCGTGGGGGTTCATCATGGCTCACGCCGCCTCTTTGACACGCGCCAGCCGCAGTTCGTGCTTTTCGTCTTCGGTCATTGGTCAGTCCCCCGAACAGCCGCAAGGATCGCAGTTACACCGTTCCACACGCAGTACGCGCCGAGCGGCATAAGCCATCCCGCCATGACAATGTAATTTTGATCCTGCCCGATGCCCTTCTGCATTCCAGCGTAGAATGCGAGCATGAGGCTTGCGGCCATTAGGCAGCAGCCGGTGATGGTGGCGATGATGTCGTTGGGTTTCATTGTTTGCTCCTTACTGGTTGTGTTTATACGCTCTGAGTGCGTGGTTCGGTCGTCCGTTTTGGCTCGCTCATGTGGCATGGTTCTTTCGGGATGCTTGGCTCACTCTCTTGGTTTGGTTCTGTCTGATTTCCTGGCTCGCTCTGGCAACCTGGTTCTGTCGACCTGCTTGGCTCACTCCGCACACCTGATCCTATCGTGAATTTTGGTTCGCTCTTCTCGGATGGTTCAGTCGGTTCCTTTAGCTCACTCTCGAAATCTGGTTCGTTCGCGCTCTATGGCTCGCTCTGGTGCGGTGGTTCTGTCCAATCTACTGACTCACTCAGAGTCGCTGGTTCTGTCTTTCTGTTTGGTTCGCTCTACCCATCATGGTCCTGTCTCTTCACTTGGCTCGCTCTTGGAAGTTGGTTCTGACATCTAGTGTGGCTCGCTCCTGCGTTTTGGTGCTGTCCTTCTGTTTGGCTCGCTCCTGCGTTTTGGTGCTGTCCTTCTGTTTGGCTCGCTCTTGGCCACTGGTTCTGTCTCGGCTTCTGGCTCGCTCACAAATTTTGGTTCTGTCCCTTGGTGTGGCTCGCTCTCGATTATTGGTTCTGTCGCGGGGGCTGGCTAAAACTAAATCTACCTAATTCACACCCGGCCCGTGCTTGACGTGGGCATGACCGAGAATACCGATAGCGTAGGGCAGCGGCGGCGCTTTGCCGTGGTGCTGGACATACATCATGTGGTGCAGATCACTCAGGAACAGCTTGACTGCATAGCGACGTGCGCGGGCGTGGATGTGAGCCGGGGGTAGCTTGCCCTGCGAGTAGGCTTTGTATGCGTCGGTATCCTTACCGATATTCTTCTTCTCCAGAACAGCAGCAGCCTGCGCCGCAAATTCACCGCGCTCGTTACGTTCAATCTCAAGCAGCTTCCGTTCCTTATATGCCTTGGCGTAGTAGGCGTCGTCGTGACCGCCGACCTTCACGAAGCTCTCGCCCAGCTTCCAGCACAGCACCTTGAGGTCGGCATTCCACGGGCGCTTCTGCTTCTTTTCCCATACCTTAGACGGCTCCAACCCAGCGAAGGACCAGAACGCACCAGCCGTCTCCGCCTTGGTGATATCAAGGTGAGCTAGGAACCCAGCGGCAATCACAGGCCCAATGCCCTTCTGCGAGCGCATCCACTGCCCGATAGGGTCGGACTCCGAATAGACATCCAACGCCACCTTGATCTGCTCTTCGAGCGTGCGGTTCATGTCCGCCAGCCACTTCACTGTCGTATGAGGCTCGCCGTCCTTCGCCATGCTACGAACCTGCCCGTCGCTGCGGATGCGGTTAGCTTGCAGTTGGTAATAAGCATCTACAAGGAAGCGGGCTTCGTCCTTGCCCAGCGTCGAGCCCGCAGCGCGCTCGTCCTTAGTCAGCTTGCGGATAGCTTCCTGAATGACGCCAATGCTCGGGGTATCGTAGTCGGTAGCGGTAGTCATGGGTTTGCTCCTGTTTGTTTTTTTAGTACGCTTACTTAGCCTTGGTGAACCGGCCCTTTGCGTCCCGGTCAGTTAGCTCTTTGATCTGTGCGTGCAGCTTGGCATTCTCAAACCGCAGCAGGTCAGCTTCGTATTTGATAGCCCCTTCGGAGTTAATCAAACGCCCGAGAGCGAAGCCCAATCCAAAGGCTCCGACAATCATGAAGCCGTAGCCGACGATACCAACCAAATCCATCATTTCAACCTCCCTTCTTTTTGATCGCGGCTTGGTAGCCGATATGTGCAATTTCTAATTGCTCGGCGAAGATGTTGATGAATGCATCCACCGCCACCTTCGGTCTATGAAGCGAGTCTCGCGGCTCACCCCAGAGATAGTCATCGAACACCATAACGCCACCCGGCTTCAAGAGGGGCCACGCCATGCAAGCGTCCGTCAATACGTCCCGCGCGATGTGCGAGCCGTCGATGTAAATGAAATCAAACTGCGCTCCCGCAAGAGCGGCAAGGTGCGTTACCGATAAGCCCTTACGCTTAAAGACATCTACGTTAGCGTTAGAGTCCATCACTGCGAGGCGGTTGTGATCGAACCGCGCTTCCACAGCCTGCATGTCGTGCTTGCCGTGCTCCTCGCCGCCACCCCACGTGTCGATGCAGTAGATTTCACAGCTGTTTTGCTTGTCAGACATATTCTCGGCAATCCAGATCATGCTGCGCCCTTCGTACGAGCCGATCTCTAGAAACTTCCTATGTGCAGGCAGCATGTCATGCAGCTTCTCCCACACCGGAGGAGCCCAGTTAAACCAATCCTCAGTCAGTTGGTATTTCACTTAAGCCAGCCTTTCTTTTTGGTTTTGTGCTCTTGCACTACTTCTTGGTAGGCTTTGAGGGTGTCCAGTTGGCGCTTTGCTAGTAGCTCTTGCATTTCATGTTCTATGTGCGCGTTTTGTTGCATGGCTGACTGGTATGGGGAATTTAGGTTCCCTATCGCGTTCATCGCGTTCGCGGCACCGACTTTTAATGGGAGGGGCTGTATCCCGGCGTTCACCGACTGAACCTTCAGCACGGCATCCATACGCTTCCTCCGCTCTTCTTCGCGCCGCGCCTCACCGTTACACAGTTCGTCCATAGCCCGCTCGTGGATTTCATTCATGATGATACGGGCACGTGCCTGCTTCAAAGCGGCGATTTCCTCGTCCGTGCCATATTCTTGAATGTCCTCTACCACATTAACCCAACGGCTAACGCCGAGCTTAAACTCGTCCGGGAAACTCTCCATCCTACGCAGCATAAGCTCTACGACAGGGTGGAATTTGGGTTGCTCTTCATCCGCCATAAGTTGCTCCTGCTTTAGCTTCACAGTTCAGAGGTAGCGCCGGTGCCCACGCGGGCCTCATACGCATACACCGCATTATGTAGTCCTTAGCCTCTTCGACCTCGGCTTCGGGAACGAGAGACACCACGCTGTCATGCACCGTCATAACCACACGGTACTTTTTAGCTATGCGTAGCATCTGTCCGCCGATGGCGATGCGGGCCAGCGCCTGACAAACATTCTCGACCGACGCGCCACCCCATATGCGCTTAGGGATAACCGCCTTACCCTTCTTGGTGTCGTAGATAAGCTCGGTTTTCTCGCCGTTCCTATACCAACGCAGGTTGGGGTATTGCAGCCTAAACCCGTTGGGCAAGTAGACGCCCTGCTCCCCAGCCACCGTCAGCACACCGTCCCGTCCGTATGGTGCAGTTTGGTTGTTAGCCATAGCATCAAGGGCTTCAGACGCTTCTCGCCACAGCCTCGGGATCATTGGGTACGTCTCACGGTACACCGCGATAATCCGCTTGCACTCGTCTAGCGGCATTTGGACATTGAACGTTTTGAGTTGGGCTTGAAACTTAAGCGCCCCCATACCGTAACCACAGTTATGGACGATAATTGGCCCTGCACTGGTCGCAATTGTGTATCTGTTCCTCGGCCCGGCGAAGGCGATGTCGTAGGTCATCAAGTTCCGTCTGAAGGATACTGACCTTTCTTCGGTTAGCTTGGTTATCTGCCCGCGAGACAAACCGGATATTACCGGGTTCGTACCCTCGGTTGTTGTCGATGCGGTCCATGTCGAATTCGGGATTATCCCATCCCGGCACAGTTTTGGCGTAGCGCAGGAACTCAACGCGGTCGGCTCTCCATAACTTGCATACGGTGATGCCTCTACCTCCATAGTCTGCATATACCCGGTTGGTGGGTACGTGGCAGCGGCTGATGGCCGAAGAAAGCCGGTTGAGCAGTCGCTCCCGGTGCGCGGTATCGGGAAGTGCATGGCTATATTTCCAATAGCGTTTTCTGTGCCCTTCCCGCCTACCACACAAGGGGCAGCGAGTACTTTTGAAGTCTTTGAAATTATTCTTATCGACGGTATATTCTGGTCGCCCGCAACCGCATTGGACGATGAGCGCAGATACTCCGCCCCTCGTTCCCGCGACGTACCCGGTGACGACCAACTGACCGCTCCGGTGTCCAATGCTAGGGAGAGGATACCTCTGTCTTGCGCCACTGACTGCGCTTCCAGCCACTGGGTCCCGCACAATACTTTGTGATCCGGCGTCAACCAAAGCCCGCAAAGATTCAATGTTTCTTTGGTGCCTTTCTTCACTAGCCCTTGGTGGCATACCCATTCTTCTCCGTCCCATAGCTGGTCAAAGGTAGTCACCTCCTCGATTGCTACCCAGCCACGATCCGTCAGTACTAGAGTTCCCTCGGCAAGACAACCCAATATAACCGTCTTACCAGCGAAACGCTCGTCTTTGGTTATATCCGCCGGTTCTTTCCCATAAATCTTGGCAGCCATGATGCGGTAAACGTCTTCGCCGCGTTCAAACGCCTCCACCAAGTCATCCTGCCCAGCTAACCACGCCAGCGTGCGGGCTTCGATCTGACTGCTGTCGCAATCCACGATCCAGTATCCCTCCGGTGCCGCTATGGTCTTCTTGAGCGGAGACTTGCGGGGCAGGTTCTGCATGTTGATCGAGTCCGAGTTATGGACAAGTTTACCGTTAGCCGCAAAGCGGTGGCGGGGGCCGCAATTTTTTATGTCATAGACTGGGACGAGCATACTTTTCCCTTCCAAGGATTTCCTCATCGGTCGCGCCTTGTGCAATCCATGAGCGCAGCGTTTCGTAAGATAGGTCGGCCCGGTGCTCCCTAAGCATTCTGATGCGCTCTCCACTGTGCGTTCTTTTATATGCGCGCTTGTTCCGCGCTTGTTCGCTATAAGTGGCCCATCGAAGGTTCCCTGGCTCGTAGCCTCGGGAGTTGTCTATACGGTCTAGAGAAAAGTGCTCACCGGGTTTAGGTCCTAAATTGTCTAATGCCCATTCCGCAAACGCCCGGACGGAAGGAAAACCAAAAGTAACGCCTCTACCTCCATAGTTAGGGTAAGGCACGGCGTTTGGGTTCGTGCACCGCTGTTTTATCGAAGAACCCAGACTTCGCATGTACGCCAGGGATGCTCCGTATTTGCGCCTATAGGGGTCTTCAGCTAGGCGCGCAGCTAATGATAGCTTTGCTGCATCCGAAGCTCGCTTAGCCATAGTTACCCGTCGCTCATGGGGCACCTTCAAAGCTTTTAATTTGGACGAGCAAGACCGACAGCACCTGCTCATACCTGCGATCAGCTCCCGTACCCGTACCTCACTCTCCTTCCCGCACTGGCAACGGCATAGGACTTTATGTTTGGTGCTTACGTGCAAACTGCTTAGCGGCGTCCACGTCGTCTGCTGTAGGGCTGCGCGCAGTCTGGATTCGGTGCGATCCCTGCATAGCGTCTCGTAAGCCAATCTCTCCGGCGTCAGTGAATACGACATGATCCTCAGTACCTGTAACTCCGTCCCATTCGACGACCTCAGAGAAGCCGCTAAAGACCACGCCCTCGTGGGCCACAAACTCTTCCCCGTCCCAGACCAGATCATCAAGCAAGACGTCCACGATGCGCTTTGTCTGCACCCCGTGGCTGGTGTTGTACACGCAAACCTGTGTATCGCCAACTAAACAACCGCCCCACCTGCCTGTGTGGGCCGCGTAGTACCGCAGGGGTATAGGTAGCCTCCCCCTACCCGACACACCGAGAAGTCGCTCGGTGCGTGTCTCCTCCAGCGTGCTCTTTACCCCTAGCCTAGCAGCGACAATGGCCTGCACGATTACATCTTCGTGCTCTAGGAGCGCCTTGAACTCCTCATCGTTCTTGGCGAAGGCATACGTCTCCTTGCCTGTCGTCGGGCTTATCTTGACGGGCGGCTCGACCCCAAGGCTTCGCAGCGTCTCGGCCAGCTGGCCGTTGGACATAAGGTTGTCCTTAGATATTAGCGCCTTATCTAACAGCTGCTCTTTCTTATGCCGCACTTCCTTAAGGTGCTCGTTCAGCTTGTCGCTGCTTAGGACTAGCTCCGGCTCGGAGAACATGCGGGTGGTCAAGTCGATCAGGCGGAACTCCTCGACCGGGAACCCCTGAGCCATTTTCACAAACAGCTTATACGTAAGCTCGACGTCGTTAACGCCATACACACCGTACCGGGCTAGCTCGTCGGGAGTGAAGTCCAGCCTACGCTTGCCCAGCGCATGAATGACTTCATCGCCCTTGATGCCTGCTCCGTGGCGCTCTGCCAGCACAGCCAGACTATTACCCGCATCGGGGCCATCCAGCGCCCGCGCCATAGACAGCGTATCCGCAATGCGCTTGGGGCGGATGTCGAAGTGCCAGTTCAGGATAGCCATATCGAACATGGCGTTGTGGGCTACAGCAGTTGCAGTTTCCCAGTCCCACTGGTCCAGCCAGCGTTTAGTCTGCGCCTTGGTTCCACTAAACCAAACGGCGGCTTCCTCGTTACGCTTGACGCTAACCCCGATTGTCTCGAAGTCGGCGTGACGGATGTACTCCTCCGTCGTCATTTTGGAGAGCGAGTACGTAGACGAATAGAACGTCTCGAAGTCGATGGTAAGGATGTCACCCACGACGCGCGCTCCCCACCACCAAGTTTGACCCGCTGTTCATATAGCTGACGATATGGCGCGCTTGCCGGATCACTATGGGCGAGCCCATTATCTCCATATCTACCTTATAGGCTTGGGCTAGCTCCTCGTCTGAGAAGGTACGCACCACGCGACCATAGCGGTTCACCGCTTCATACGTCGCAGCCTTTCCAAAAATCCCTGCCATTTGGCGCTCCTGTTGTTAGCAAGCTGTACACGAGACGTACACGCTGTGCAATAGGTTGACGATACCGTACACGTGAGGTACGCAAAAAACCATGACCGTTCTTAAAGATTGGATGGCTGACCATAACGAAACCGATTCCTCGCTTGCTGCGAAGGTCGGCGTCAGCCGCGTTCAAGTCCTACGCATCCGCAACGGGCGATCCAAACCCTCCCCGCGCCTAGCCAATAGGTTAGAAGCCGTAACGAGCATCGCGGCTTGGGAATTCCTCCGGCCAAGCGAGCCCTGACATGTCGAAGGTTCTCTGGACAGAAGAAGCGGAACTGCTCCTCCGAGAACTTTGGATGAAGGGATACAGCGCGGCGCGCTGCTCCGGCGTCTTGTATACGCAGGCAAGCTTCCGAGTTAGCCGTAACGCTGTCCTTGGTAAGCTATGGCGTATGGGCTTCCGACGTGAAGACCAGCCGAAAGAAGACAAGCCGCCCGAGGTGAAGCGCAAAATAGAGCCGAGGCTCTCGACACCTCGCAACACGCGGTTTGTTTCTCCGACACCACTACCCTCGACGTTCCCACCTGACTCCACGTGGGAGCCGCTTGAGGGTGTGACGCCTGTCTACCTATGCGACGCTAGCTCGACACAGTGCCGGTGGCCGGTAGAAGTAGCGCCCGACGCGCACTTTGTTTGTGGCGCAGAGAAAGACGTGGTTGCCTCCTATTGCGCTGTTCATAACAAGATGGCGTGGACGCCGCTGACCAAACAGCAAAGGCGCATGTCATGGGTCCTGCGGGCTTTCACTCTCTAGGATAGTATTGACCATCACCATAACGAGGTGCGTGTTTTCCTCGTTGATGACCAGCGTCCAGCCGCCAGCGTTGCGGATACGCATAAGCTCCCGGTCTTGAAGGGCCGTGGTAGTTCCCTCGCCGGCCTTGCATTCAATCGCTAAGAACCTACCCCCAACGCAGCAGATGATGTCGGGGACGCCGCTACGCCCGTACCCATGAGTAGCCGGAAAGAAGTAGTAGACACCGGCTGACTTCAGGATCGACTCAACTTTGGTTTTGACTTTTTTCTCAGGCGTAGCGGCCATGACCTATTCCTTCACAAAGAACGACGTTTCAGAGAACCTGTAACCAACGTCATCAACTGCTGTATCGTCGGGAGCGACCTTTAGAATAGTGATCTTAGTCATCAGGTCGTCACTAAAGTCCTTCGCGCGCATAACCTTCTCGGTAGTTTTATCTTTGCCTACAACATAATTGCCGTCTCCCTGCACGTGAATATAATACCCGTTGGTGTTAACGATGGCCTCTGCGCGTTTTATCTCTTGGTCAGCCGCCGTGATGCTCATGAAGCAGTCAGGGTATTCAGTACTAATGCCACTGGTTACTTTACCGATGTAGGCCAGTATTTTATCCGTGTTACTTCTAAGTAAATCGCGCAGCACCGCTTGTTTCCCCAAAAGGAAATAGGTAAGAGCACTTTCGGTTTCTTGAACAGTTTTGCGGTACTGTTCCGTAGGAGAAAGACCATAGAAGAAACTAGTGGCTAGCTTGATAGCCTTCTTCGGGTCACGCGTTTCTTTGTATCCGATCTTTCTATTGCCAACGAGGCGGCTGGTTATGATCGTGTAGGACATTACGTGCTTGCCTTCGTGGTACGAATACTTCGACTTAATCTTAATCTCACCGATGATGGTTGTATCTTTGAGCACGACACAGCGATGAGCGTACCCGTTGAACAGACCCTGTGCGGGCGGAATTACAATCTTCCAGTCGGCGTTTCTGATGGACAGCGGATAGATAACGTAGACTAGCTCGCGCAATATAGGCGGCCAAGCTTCTTGGCTTGAACCTTTGGGAAGCACAAAGAAGATATTGTTTCGATCAGGCGACCGAACGAGGGTTTGTTTCTCGGCGTCGATTTCAAACTTCTTCATCATTGTTTTGCTCCTTCATAGTTATCCCAGACGTCTGGGATAACTTACCATTCGTAATCTTTGAGGATGTTGTCGAGCTTGGCGCGCATATCAGCCCGCACTCCGGCGTCCTCCTTGATGTCGTCAATGTCGACACCACCTAGCGCCGCTTGGAGCTTAATCCGCGCCTCTTCGAGCTTCGGGTCTTTGGCTACGTTCATATGGGTAAGCAACCCGCACAGCTCATGCGCGTTAGTGAGGAACGAGTCATACCAGCGCCGCTTGATCTCGGTTTCACCCTCCGGATCAGTCAGCTTGTCCACCATACCCAGCAGCATGTCGTGCATCTTGTCCCATTGGGACTGCATGGCTTCCTTGACGCGGGCGTCAAGCGCATCGTCGTACTGCCTACGCAGGGTTTGGATTTCCTCCTGAGCAACATCAAGGCGGAAGTCGCCTGACTCCGGCAACGGCATGAACACCAGCCGGAAGCCGAACTTGCTACGCATTTCCGCCAGCGACGGGTAGTCGTTGGGGTTATACATTGCACCCAAGTAGCTAGGGGCAGCAGCGCACAGGGTCGGATACTCGCGCTCGAAATGCTCGACCATATGCAGGAACTGCGCCTTGCGCTTATCAAGCTCGGCTTTGTAGTCGAGGAACAGCGAAGTCGGCAGCAGGCGCGAACCGCGATCAGCCCATGGCAGCGTATGGTTATGATGCCACAGGCGGCAGCTAGCCGCGAAGTCGGCGATCTCTTTACGCAGGGTAGACCCAGCCAGCAGGTTCTTACGGAACTTGCCAGCATCGACCGACGATGCACCGTTGGCAATCAGCACGTCGTCAGTGACACGCTTATCAATAACAGCTGCGGTCCAGACGCTGATGTTCAGCTCCACCAGCATAGAAGAAGAGGCGACACTCATTTTGTTTGCTCCTAGTTTGTTTGTTGGTTTGCTTTTGCTGCTTACGCAGTCAGATGTTCGGGTCCATGTACACCGTAACGCCAAAAGGCGCGGTAAGACCCTTCGTCGTTATAACCCACAGTACCGGATAGCTCGGCGGGCGCGTGGGCCACGGGGTATAGCCATCCGTAAGGATGATGGCGCACTCAGGCTCAATGTTTTTCTTCTCAATGTAGTCGAACACGCAGTTGACGTCGGTGCCTCCCCCACCCGCAGGCTTTGTGGTGTTAGGCATAGCATCGTAGGTAGAGTCATCGTACTCCTCGTGCCGCGCAATTGCCGCGTCCCAGTAGAGCAAGTCGATCTTATCGGGACGCACTTCCTTCGCCAGCGACACCATCTCGGTGACAAGCGACATAAGCTCCTTGCCAGCGATAGACCCCGACGTGTCGCAGCAGTTTGCGATACGCCCCACGCGCTCCGACATAAGCGAAGGCATGGCGATATCTTGGGCTAGGAACCTACGGTTAAGCCGACGCCATGTGGACTTATCGCGCCCATGACACAGGGTCCGGACGAAATCAGCCAGCACTTCGCGCCAGTTGATCTTAGGCTCAAGCAACTCGGCCAACTCACGGGCCAAGTTACCCGCACCGTCGCCGTTCACTTTCCGATGCTCCATCGCGCCTTGGCGAGCCGCTCGGTCAATCTCCTTACCCAACGCCTCCTCTTGCGCGGCGCTACGCTCGGAAGCCTTGTCCCAGTCGTGATCGTCGAAGTTGTCGCCGCCACTACCGTCGCCGCCGTTGCCTCCTTGCTCCTCCTGCTCCTGCTTAAGAACGCGGAAGATCGCAGGCACATCCATGCCACGGAACCGCTCGTCCAGTAGACCGATCAGCTCGCCGTCAGGCGAGCGAGGCATGGCGATAAACTCCTCGGCAGGGTCCATGTCGTGAAGCATCAGATTGATGCGGTAGTCACAGGCCATGTTAGCCAGACGCGCGTCCTGCTCATAAAGCCGCTGCCACGTAGACAAATGCCGTTCCAGCTTGTGCCCGTTCTCATGAAGCACAACGAAGGCAAGCATCTTCTCGTTAAGCATCTCGACAAGACGCCTACCGTAGATTTCGTTGCACCCGTCAGTACAGGCGGTAGGTACATCGTCGGAGAGTATTGTATCTCCGACCATCATGATCCCACGCCAGAACGCAAACTTATCTTGCCGCATCAGGTTAATCTTGACGCGCTTAAGTTTGCGCTCCGCTGAGTCTTGTTGCTCATACATTATGTTTGCTCCTAGTGTGTTATAGGAAGGCTTTACACTACAAGAGGTCTTGGTTTTGCAGCAGCCAGTTCTTGTAGGTGCTGTTGCGGAAGCCGACGTGTTGCTTGTTTGACTTAGCCAGCGTCAGACAGAAGGTCGCCTGCCACTGCGTATCCAGCCGATCCAAGTAGGACATGAAGGCGTCAATCGACTCCGCCTCAACGCGTTGGATTGCACCGAACACCAGCACCGCCGTCGCACCGGGAGAGTCCGGAACACGAGCCGCACGGGGGTTGTCGATAATATCTTTCCACGGCGGGATGTCGTTTTGGTACGCTATGTACGCACTCAGGTCACGCGCACCCTGCTCACCGATTGTACCGATCATAGCAGCCAGAAGGGTATTCTCGGAGTAGTCACGGCGGCGCTTCACGATAGGCGAGACACGCGACAGCGAGCGAGGCGAGACGTAGGCTTTAGCCGGGCGCTTGGGGTTGAAGATGTAGTGATTCTCCTCTTGGCCTGCGTCTAAGTAGCTAGCCATACACTGGGGCGTATTAGTAACCCACGCGATCACCGCACCAGAGACGCCAGCGTTAACCGCATAGTTATGTATCCACTCCTCGCTCGTAGGCTTACGCATCCGCACCGTAGTCTGCCGACCGATGGTATGAGCCTTGCGCGTGTCGCCCACGCCGTCCGATCCGAGATTGCCAGTCGAGTAGATGATGCTCCCCTCAACCACCGTCTTATCGCCAAGGCGAGGGTTCGTTTCCTCCAACAGCGGGTGAAGCATGTTCTTCACCGGCTCTGCCCCCTTGGTAAGCTCGTCCAACATAATCAGAACGCGCTCGCCGTGGTGCAGCTGGAAGCGTTCGTTAGGATAGTAAGTTGTCGTCTGCGACTCATGGCGCAGGGCAGGCATGGCGATGTCGCCAAGGTCAAGGTTAGGCACGTCGATATAAGCACACCGCGTGATGCCGGTCTTGGCCGCGATGGCGTTCATCATGCTTGATTTGCCGATGCCCGGCTCACCCTCCACGTGGACCCTGATTTCAGGATTGGCCGCGATAAGCGACACGCACTCGTTAAACGAAAGCGTAGTACCGAAGTTGATGTTGCTCATTGGGTTTGCTCCTTGGTTGTTATCCCAGACGTCTGGGATAAGTTTTTGAAT